TAATGACCGGCTGCGGCACCACCGTGACCGTCCCAACATCGCCGGTTGCGCTGTTGCCAGACAATGAAACCGTGATGACCAGGCCAACAGCTCCAGCGGCGCCTGTTGCCTCAGTGCCTGTGATCGGGATCGTCGCGCTGACACCCTCTGTCCCAACCTGCCCCGTAGCCTGCACGCCCGATAGCGCGATGGTGACGGTGGCGCCAACGGTGCCGGGCGCGCCGGTTGCTGAGTTCCCAGTAAGTAAAACAGTTGCGGCAGCTCCGACATTACCTGGCGATCCTGTCGCAGAATTGCCGGTGACAGGCAGGGAATCCCATAATGCAGCATCCCAGGTGCCGGTGTCCCATGCGCCTTGTGCCATGTTTTAGGCAATGCGGGTAAGTGCATTGGTGCTGTCATTGGTTGGCATGGACAACACAAACGTGCCTGCGGTGATGGTTTGGGCGCCGAACGTGTGCGCGCTAATTGCTTTATTGCTTTGCGTTGAGTTGTAAACCAGCACGCAATCAAACGATGTGGTCAGCGTTACAGTTGTGTAGGTAAAGCTGGCGCTCGGCGTCCAGTAGGCCGTAGTGCCGCTGGATGTGGGCGCTGTGGCGTTCGTAACAGTTATCCCGCCTGCGCTATAGCCAGTGCCTGAAACCTCGCCAGTGGCGCTGTATGCGGTCGTCGCGGCGTTTACGGTAGCGCTTGCCAGATACAGCGCGGCCTTAATCGTGTCGGCGCCGGTCCCTGCCCGAATAACGGTTGTCCCCAGCGCGTGAATGCCGCTAAGAATTTCGGCTTTGAAACTGGTGCACATTGCTTGCGTATTAGCCATTTTTAAAACTCCCTGCCTCGGATGTTGAAACCATCGCTTTTTTCAACCTAACGTGAGCTGATCTGTGCACCAGCTCGTCGGCAAGCCAATACTCAACCCACGTTGTGTTTTCGTTGTCGTTATCGACCGATCCTTCACGTTTTTCAAGCAGTGAATCGTCCATCTTGCCTTTGGTCGTGGTAACGATCATGCCGCCACCTCTACGCCGACTGCCTTGCCATCAGGACCGCGCACGATGCGCTTGGGCGCCGCCAGGGTCTGCATGACACCACCGATGCGGTTCATGGTTTCACCATGCATGTTTGCCATGTTTTCGTGCATCTGCGCCATGTGGTCAATTGCCATTTTGACGTTCTCGCCCAGCTCGGCGCTGACTTTCTCGCTTGCCGCCTGCTGCGCTTCAATCATCGGTATATCCAGACCTGGGTTAGCGCCGATCCGCGCCACCATGATTTTGGTCGCCGCTTCCAGCTCAGTGCGCTCTTTTGCGGCTTGCATTTCCATGTTTTTGAGCTGGCCTTCAAATTGCAGCTTTTGTTGTTCTAGTTGGCCTGCGTATTGCATCTTCATTTGCTCGATTTGCATCTCTGCTTGCGTTTTGGCTTGCGTCATTTGCATTTCGGCTTGCATCTTTGCTTGGGCAGCTTGCGTGTCGGTTTGCACGCGCATCTGGTCGGATTGCTGTTGCGCTTGCATCTTCATCATTTCTGGATCTGGCTTTTGTTCTTGTGGTCCGGCCTGTTTCTGTTTCATCTGTTCAAGCGCGACATCAAGCACGCCCTCAATCGGTTTGGCTTGTTTAAAACCGCCAATGCCGAATTTAATCAGCTCAACTAGCATTGGCACCAGTTCAGGCGATTGCTGGCCGACCGGCAACGACTCGCGCATAAAACCACCGAATGCGGTCAGGAATTCCACGCGATCTTTTTTAGTTTGTTGTTCGTCGATTTGAACCAGGCTGTCTGCATCCACTTCAATACGAAAGTTCCGCAGCGGATTGTCTTGCATAAGCTGGATGGCTTGCGGGATCATTTGCTGATCTTCTTGACTCATCTGCCCTGCCGCGGCGTATAGCAAAATCGTCTGCGGCTGGAATTTAGTGCAAATAACCTGCGCTTTTAAGCGGATCAGTTCGCTGGCAAACAGCGCAACTTCTTCCTGCATACTTCGCAACCGCAGCCCGGCATACTGGCCTTTGATCTGCTGAGCGGTTGCGGTTTCGCTGGCCGACGTTTGGCCTCTGATGATGTCGCTAATGCCGGTAATCTCGTATATCTGTCCTTTTATGTCCTCGCGCGCGCGGTAACAGTTCAGCAACGCGCTGGCCAGCATGTCGATCGGCAAGATGTCGATACTGCCTTTCAGCCCGCCTTTCTCGCTAAATGCCATCCATTTATCGACCGGAATCAACGAGTTGTTGTCGCCCTCGGTTAGCAGCCGTTGCAACGCAGGCTGGCTGGCATCGTAAACACCACGGATCCGCAATGCCTTGACCAGTCCGTCAATTCTGTCTGACAGAATATCCAGTTCGTTGGCTTGGTCCTGGTAGATTACAAAGTCAGGAACCGGAATCAGGCTGTCGCTGGTGGTGGTGCTGTATAGCGGTTTTGCACAAGGGAAAAACTGGTCAAGTTCCAGCGGATCGTCGCGTTCGTCTATCAGATTCGGGCAGTTCTTCGACAGCCAATACACCTTGCCTGATTCCTTGTCCCACAGTTCGCATATCTTCGCCCTGGTGCGCTCTTTGTTGCTTTGCCCGTAGGACGCCAGCGTTTCGGCGCCAGAGTCTAGCGGAATCGATTTGGCCATCTTTGCGCCAAACCGCTCTGTCAGAGCTTCTTTTGTCATGTACACCCAACGCCATACGCAAGTCACTTCTTCCCAAGTGCGAGCGACAGAATGCCCGAAATCCTTCCAATGAACGTAGTCGGTGGGGGCGCACTCGTATTCGATTTCCTCTTGCGGCTCTTCTCCAGCGATGCCGTTATCGGTATTCTCTGCGCCTTCAGCGGTTTGGCCCTCTGCACTCTCATTTTCCACGTCCTCCGTGACTTGCAAACCATCTTCGGGCATGTCCAACTGCCGAACGTGCGGCTCGTAACGCACCCAAGCCACGCCGCGGCCACCGAGAAACCGGTCCTCGACCGCGTGTTTCATCGTTGCGCGAAAGTCTGGATAGTGCTCGATCTCAAAGTCCAATGCGCGCTCAATCAGTTGGCCAGCAACCCGGCCAACAGGATCATTGTCCCCGAACCGGCGTTGTGCGACCGCTTTGGGCAGCTTGGCGTAAACCGCCGGAATCAGCGTCTGCACGTTTGACCACAGAATGTTAAATTTCGCAGTTTCGTTTGTGTTCGCGTTGCGGTTGTCGTCGCGGTAGCGTTTGACGATCTTGGTTGCTCGCGCTTCCCACTTCTTGAATTCGTTGTCGTACTGGCTAATAACGTGCAGCCATTTATCGACGCCAGTGCTGGTCGGTTCCATGTTTATCGCCTAATGATTAGTTCGTTGATTGGCACGTCATAGGAGCGTTCGGGGAACTCTGCTCGGCGTTGTTGACTTGTTAGGTTTTGGCGTTTTTGAGTGGCTCTAGCTTCGGCTTCACCGGCAAGGCGGCGATACATATCGTTTGCTTGATCTACCGTTATATTTTTTCTTGCGTTGACAAATTGCTCGTACAACTTTTCATATTCTGGTGAGCCGTACTTCATTTCATTTAATTTTTTGGCTATTTTTTCAGCTTCAGCATTTGCTTCTCTTACAATCAATTCTGAACTACCACCCCTTCCAAAGTTTTCTTTTTCTTGGATGGCGTGCTGCAACTCATGCAACATTGTTGATTCAGCTTGTTTTGCAGGCAGATTTTCTCTGACGTGTAAAATTTGTTTGCCAACATCGTCAATCGAAAGCATTCCCCTGTTGCCTGATCCTTTCGGGGTCATTTGTGTTTCTATGCTCATCAACTTAGGATAGGCTTCCTGCAATATTCCATGCGACAAAACATCGCCAACTGTTGTTGTATACGGTTGCCAAAATTCTCTTTGCCCTTTAGTTGCTTTTACGCCTCTGTCATAAGCATTCATAATGACATTTTCAAACTTACCTGTGCCTTTAAGCGTTGCCAAGTTATCAGGTATTTCCTGCCGCCATGCCGCATCCGGTGCTTTGTAGTTGCCGGTTTCTTGCCATATTGTTTTCGGAGTAGCGCCTGCTTTTTCCATCTGTACGGCGCGGGCGTTAGCTTCGGCGTTCCAACTTTTAGAACGTGGGCCAACAAACATCCCCAAAGCATTAGCAGGCGCACCGCGTGATGCGCTCATCCCGCCGCCCAGCATGTTCAACGCAAAGTTTGCCGCTTCTTCGCCTTGATTAAATTCAGGATCAACCAAAGCCCGACCCGGCGCGGTAATTGCATTGACAGCACCGGCAACAATGCCCGGCAACGCCAAACTGCGCTTATTCATCACCGACCCCGGCAGCGAGTCCTGAAACGGCAAAATGGTTGCGCGGCCTTTCATCGGAATAGCCTCACCCGACCACGATGGCGGTTGACTCGCCAGTGCCGCAGCAATTTGGTTGCGTGACTTTAACCCCTGCGCCGCTATGTTCGGGTTCATAGTCGCCGGGCGTTGCGCGGCATCCAGTTCTTGCTGGTATCGCAGCGCAGCCGCAATTCTGTCAGCTTCAGCCATGATTACGCGCTGAATATCCCAACTGCAACCACGGTTGCCCCGGCGCCGGTGGTGATCTTCCACGGGCCGGTTGACGACAGCGCGTTGACCTCGATTGAGTAAACGCCCGGCACGTTAGTGGCTGCGCCGGTCAGCAGGACGATAGACGTTGATCCGTCGATCAGGGTCACGCCAGCCGTCGCTACGGACACCACCGAGATGATGAGCCGGTGAACGTAGTCACCGACTGCGCCTGTACCGCCTAGCACCTGCGCGGTTGCGCTGGCTGCAACTGTTTCGTATTGATACGCATAAGGTTGTGATACGCCGCTCATAATCTGCCACTCCTAGTTGTTTTCATTGTTGCCCACATATCGTTCAATGTGACGGTGTTCTCAGGCCCGACCATCAGCGGTTTGATTCTGTCTGGCGGCTTGACGGTCGGCTCGGCCCGCCAGGCTATCGCCAGCATTCGCATTGCGTCTGCCGGATGCGAGCACCAGTCATGCCGCGGCGTCTGCCTAAACGCCTTCTTGTCCTCGTCGTATTCGCGCTGGTATTGGCGCAGCGCCTCGATGCCCTCGCTGCAATGTTCCACGTGAAACCATGTATTCGGCAGCATCTGCCGCACCGCTTGAATGCCGTCCTGCACTGACAAATCGGGCACGATGGCCAAATTGTTGATGCCCAGGTAGTCGGCGAGCTGCTCGATGATCGACTTGCCCTGCGCGGCCAGCGTTTTGGCCTTTGCATCATGCGGCAGGTAGTGCTTTCCGTAGCGGTAGAGCTTGCCGTTGATCACCGCGGCCAGTTCCGCAATGTTGGCGCCGGACACCGCGTAGTAGTCGATGACGTGGATCTCGCCCCGGATGACTTGATAGAACCATATCGCCGTGTCGTCCCTGTAACCTAGATCCCATGCGGTATGCACCGGCACTTCCGGCTGGTAGTCAACCTGACAGATCCGGCCTTCCTCGGTTGCCTCGCGCATCTCTGTGCCGTAGAACGCGCCGAGGATAGCGGCTTCAAACGAAATCTCATATTCCTGATCGTATTGATCCTTCGAGAGCTGCGCCCTTGCAGCCGCCAGCTCGCCATCAGGCAGCAGCCCTGACTTGCTGGCGGGCAGCTGCAACAGGAACCATTCATCCCGCAACCGTTCGGCAGTCTGCTTTATTTCCCAAAACTGATTCTTGCCTTTTGGAGTTCCACCGAACACCGCCCAGCCTTGCCGGTCGGAGAGCGCCGGTCGGATGACGTTGCCCCAAACACTGGGTTTGAAGTCGCCATATTCATCCATAAATATCCCGTCAAAGCCAAGCCCGCGCATCGAATCTGCATTGTCAGCACCAAACAGCCGCACCTTGCTGCCGTTGATCATGTCCACGGTTAGCTCTGACTCATTGGTGCTGGCAGCCGAGGTAGCGCTGAAA